TTGTGGCTTTGACAAACTTTAGAGGGTCAACATAACCCTTGCCGTCTGAGGTCCACTTTAGGTACTTGCCTTTGCAGATCTCAAAGTGTAAGTGTCTGCCAGCAGAGGCACCGGTGTTGCCCATGATGCCTAGTCGAGTTCCGGCCTTGACCTTCTCACCCTTGACAACAGTTAGTGAGTTCTCGACCATGTGAGCGTACCTGGCTGTGTACCACTCGCCGTTTATCTTTGAGCGAATGTCAACATAGTAGCCAACCCCACCAAGTGAGCCGTCTGGGTTCTTTAGCTTTGAGGTACCGGCAGCAACAACAGTGCCGTCATGCCAGGCTTCGTTCCAAATCTTTGCCTTTGGTCCCCATAGATCTACACCATTGTGGTGTTTCTTATACTTCTCGATTGGGTGGATTCTCCAACCGAATGGGCTAGTGACTTTCCAGTCCTTGCCAAACTTGCCATCTAGGGGCATTTGAGGTTTAGTTTTCACATTCTTCCAATCATGTTTAGTAGCGATCCAATAAGGGCAACTACACCAGCAGCAAGTCCTGTGTAGGCAATCTTTTCAATCCAGGCTAGGCGAGCCAAAGACAGCTCGACTTCTCTAATCCTGTCCGGCACATCATCTAGGTTGTCTAGCTTGACAAGCATCTTGAGCTGAGTGTCGTTCATCTCTATTTGCTTCTGATAGATCATCTGCTGGGTGATGCGTACCCCAGTTGTTTCCTCAGCCATTACTCGCTAGGCTCCGAGAAATCCCTTAGCTCCCAAGCTAGTTCTGCTTCATTCCAGTAGTAAGTAAATCCGTTAGTTGGATAAGGTGTTGGAGCTTCCCAACGACAAGTTTGCTCGTCTAGTATCCAAGAATCAAAAGGCTTAGGTGAGATAAAGGCATCACGAGCAGGATCATAGGTATAACCAATTCCTGCGTAGTTTTTTCTTATTCTTCCGTTATAGCTTGTTCTTTTACAGGCTTGTCCTCGGAAGTTGCCGTACCAAGTTTCGGTATCCAAACCTTCGATTAGTTCTGTTTCGTCTATACCAGTTATTACTTCTGTAACAATGTTGTTGTTGTCTAAAAAAGCGTAATGTGCCATTATGCAGCCCAGCTTACATTGCCGGTTCCACCTGTTATTGTGGTGACTTTATCAGATCCAACAGTCGAGGTCGATCCAGTAAGACCTGCTCCGATTGTTATTGTCCAAGAGGAAGGATACTTTAAAATTACAATTCCAGATCCGCCAGTCAATTGTGCAGTGGAACTAGCTGTAGTACCGCCACCCCCAGCTCCTCCCCCTGTATTAGCTGTGCCGTTGGTTCCCTGAGTTGTAACCAATCCAGTAGAGAGAGAATGGACGGATGCATTTCCTCCGCCTCCAACACCAGTTCCAGCGGTAATATCTCCTACGGCTCCACCGCCTCCACCCGCTCTAGATACTGAACTTCCAGTAATAGAACTAGAAATCGCTGACCCACCATTACCCCCATTTGATGATGTAGTAGCTGGACTCGCTCCAACACTAGCTGCTCCTCCTCCACCTGCTGATGGATAGTTTCCAGATGCACCTGGAGAATTGCCTCCCGCATAACCTTGATTAGCTGTTCCCGCTCCACCTGTGAATTCTATTCCTGAAGTAGAAGCTCCTCCTCCACCAGAACCTCCAGAAGTTGCTGGTCTTGAACCTCCAGAACCACCGATAGCTCCAGAACCGCCACCAGTAGATGTAAAACTACCAAAAACAGAATTGTTTCCTACACCTGTTGAGCCACCAGCTCCAACTGTCACTGTGTAGTTAGTTGAGAATGTTGGAATAAAAGGCGATTCTGCTGAAGAGCCCCCACCAGAAGATTCTCCAACTACGGAAGATCTATAACCGCCAGCTCCACCGCCACCTCCGAAGTAGCCACCACCAGCTCCGCCACCAGCAATTACAAGATATTCAATGGCTAGTCTTACACTTGCCCCTGCTGCTGAAAAAATACCTAACGCTGTGGAAGTCATTTAGACCGCCGTTGCGTTACCAATAATGCGGTAAGAGTTAGTACCTACACAGACAACAGATACAGCGTCATAACGCTGACCGATTGTGTAAGCGGTTCCAGCGGTTCCTCGACCTGCAAGGCTAACGGCTGTGCCATCCCTAGTGATCGTGACAGTTCCAGCACCATCCTGCAAGATGTCGATACGCTCGCCAGCCTGGAACGCTGTGGCAGTTCCGATGCTGACTGTGGTGTTAGAGGCAGAGTCAAACTCTAGGATCTTGTAGCGGTCAGAGGTCAGCACTGTGTAAGTAGTAGCAGTAGAGGCAGTTAGTGTGACCTCGTTGCTGAGGTATAGGTTCACATCAGCAGCAGCTAGGACTTCACCAGCGGTAAAGGTTTTTCTTGGCATTGGGTTCCTTATGTTCTCGTTTTAGTTTACTACTCGTAGGCAAGGCGGTCATTGTCCAGTTCACCGAGGACTGGGTTGTCAAGGATGAAGATGGCAAAGTCAAGGCGTTCTAGGGCAAAGGTTATGTTCTTGCTGGTTGAGGTCCAGTCATGGCTGATGCCGATAATCCTTACATACTGCTCGATTGCTGGTGGGATGTCAGAAGGCTCAAACCTGACTAACACAATGTCACCAATCTCAAGATCTAAGACAGCATCCTGGTTGGCTTCGCTAAGTGTGTCCATAACTACTGTCAAAGACTCAAAGCGGTACTGAGGTTCCTTGAATCTGGCAAGCAAAAAGTCTGCTAAGAACTGCAACTCAGACTGGCTTGCGACTAGAAGGTTGCTCTGTGAGTAGCTTCGCGGTCCATAGACAGTCTGCGACTCAGTATCGGCAGCTGAGGCTTCAAGGACAGGGCTACCGGCATTGCTGATAAGTATGCGGTTGTAAAGGTTCTCAGATCCATAGACATTGTTGACGCTTGCAAACTGGATGCCCTGGTAAACACCAGCAACAACCTCATCGCTGAATACTAGGTTAGGCGTGTTAGGCACAGCGTTTCGCTCGCGGAATACGACCTTGCCATCCTTGCCAATAAACAAGTCACCAAACTCAGAGTTGCTTACAAGTTGCAAATACTCAAGCACTGAGGTTCCCTCAGCTACAAGGGCTCCAAGCATTGTTGAGTTGCCGGTGTCAATCTCTCTTTCGGCTGCTGGCCAGTCAACCTCGGGTCTGTCAAGCACAGCGTTCACGCGAGCACCTGAGAGCTGGGCAGTAGGGGTAAACTCCTCAAGCCCTGAATTAGTCAAAGTTGAGAAGGCATCAGACACATCTATGCGAACCTGTGAGCGGTTGCTTGGTGCGTAAACAATGTCAAAGTCATCTATGGCACCAATAAACACTGGCAAGTCGTTGCAGGTAATCCTGACAGTTCGGCGAGGGATGAGCTGACCAAAGTAAGGACCAGCAGGATACAAGGGATCAAAGTGTCGGTCTGAGTTGTCAACAACAATGCTCGAGGTTCCAGCGTCAATACGATCTAGTGCCTGGTTCTTACCTCGGGCTGTGCTTGTCGCGATAAGTCTGTCAGAGATGTCAAAGAATCTCTCGCCACCAAGGGTAAAGGCTGTGTTGTCTAGGACACCTTTGATTGCGTCATCGAGCACAAAGGCAAAGGGGTCAGCCTGACCAAGGTTTAGACCTAGTTCAACTTTGACTGCTGGGGCTGGCATTACGCTCCCACAAAGACAGCACCAGAAGTACGCTCGTAGGACTTGATAGCCTCAACGATTGCCCTACCGATAGTCGAGCCAGAGCCAACACCGCCATTGACATTTATGTTGTAAACATTCTGTGGCTTGTTGTTTGTGTATTGGCTCATCTTGTTTAGTGGGATAACAGCTTCAGGTTGTCCTGCTTCAGCAATGTTGGCAAGCACTCCACCTGGCTGTGGCATAACGATACCGCCGAGAGCAAGCTTCGGAATCTTAGTAGGTATCTTTGCTGGGGTCTTTACTGGCACCTTTGGGATAACAACAGTTGGGACCTTTGGCACCTGAATGTTTACAGCTCCACCTGTGACAGTTGACACGATTGCAAGGGCAGCATTGGCAAGGCTGATGATGCCGTTTAGTCCACTGATGATTGTGTTGATAAAGTTTTCAAACCTTGTGGCTAGGCCGTTGATGACTCCAACCACTAGGTTGCTAATGCTGTCAAAGACAAGCCCAAAGAATCTGCCTACCTCAGTCAAGCCCTTACCGATTGCCTCGAATAACTTAGACCAGCCACCAGACAAGCCGACCAGGTAGTTGATTAGGACAACAGCACCAGCGGCCAAAGCTGCAACTAAGGTAATGATCTTGACAATCGGGTTGGCGTTTAGGGCGAAGTTCACAGCAAGGATGGCTACTGCCAAGGCTCCCATGATTCCTGCAAGCACAGAGATAACAACGCTGTTTTTAGCAATGTAATCAAACAGTCCGGTGATAAGTGGCACAAGCTGTTCTAGCACTGGCAACAAAGCGTTTCCGATAGCTTCCTGCATCTCACCAAAAGCCACAGCCATCTTTGCCGAGCCTGTTGCAGTAGCAGCAGCGGTGCCACCGACCTGAGTTTCGATAGCCGAGAGAATCATGTCCTGAGCTTCGAGCATCTTGCCCGACTGCACTAAGACCTTTATCTTTGCCTTCTCTTGCTCGGTGAATGTCACACCAGCTCGGGCTAGGGCAGTGATTCCCTTGATAGGGTCTTGCAAAGCTTTACCAAGCTGAGTGGCGTTAGTTTCTGCCGAGCCGAATCCTGCTGCTGCCAAGTCAATAGCAGCTAGGGTAGCTCGGTCCATAGCCCCACCCATAACATCGGCAGTTGCAGCTAGGTTCTTAAAGGTAAGTAGTTTGGCCTGTGTTGCCTTGATGACTTCATCGTCAATCGCGGTCTGCTTCATTGTCGCGTCTGCAAAGTCGCGTAGTCGCTTGGTCACTGCACCGGTCTGAGTTCCAAACAGGTTCATTGAGTCTGCAACGCTGGCAAGTCTGCGGTCAGCAACCTGGGCATCCTCGGCTGCTCTAAGGGCAGAAGCACCAAGGGCTGTCAAAGCCACAAGGCCAATCTGTGCAGCAGGAGCTAGAGATCTAGTGACTGCCCCAAGCTTCTCGATAGGAGTGTCGAGTCGCTTTAGTTCCCTCTGTAGCTTGCTGAATCCTTGAGCATTGAAGTTGCTCAGGATGTTGATTTTTATGCCGGCCATTATCGGTTCCCAATCACTTCAATGTTTCTATTGAGCTTGTTGGTGTATTGCTCAACACCCTGCAACACATAGCCCTGAATGAATGGGACCGACTGCTCGGCCTCTGGGTAGATGTATCGAGATGGGCTCATGCCTAAAGCCTTGATCATCTCTTGACCCTGAGTAGTGACATTGTGCCTACGAGTAGTGCCTTTCCACTCGTAAGTCCTTGTAGTCTGCAAGCGTGTCTTACCCCCACCGCGACCTGCCATGTCTGCGATGCTGACTGCTGCACCATTCACAATCACCTGGAGAAGGGGTGTTGCACCATCCATGCCAGCTCTAGCATTACGACCACTTACAACTGTCTTAGTTGTAGCACCACGCCAGGCTGTTCGGCCATTGTGCCTAAAGCCTCGGATAGGTGCAAGCAAAGGGATGTTGCCCTGAATCCTACGACCAAGGGTGTCACCGGCTCGCTTCATGAAGGCCCTAATCTCAAAGAATAGGTCTTTGTCTACATCGCGGATCTCGGCAAGGGTTTCCCTAATGCCGTACACCTCGACTGACATACTCTTTATCATTATTGCCTCATCTGTTCTGCTTTGCCCTTTAGATACATCTGCATCGTAAAGAGCATACGCTCGGACTCTTGTAGTAGAGCCGAGGGTGCAATCCCTGTTTCACAGGCCAAGTAAGCGATCAGGTAGTGCTGGCTAGTAGCTCCTAGCCCCTTGATCTTTAGACTTTTGGGTCTGCATCATCGCCTGAGATTGTGTCCAGAGTTTCCACAAAGTCCTCAAAAGACTTGTCAGTCCTTTTGGTTCTGCGGAGCGAGTTCCAAACAATGAAGCTCAGGTAGGTTAGGCGAGGGTCCGACTGGATAGTCGTGATGGCCAAGTTGTACTTCTCTTCGAAGGCAATAAAGTCTGGGGTGCCAGTGACAACCTTTTCTTTATTACCATCCACAAACTCAACTATGAATGGGATTTGCATGGTCTTAGACTGTTGACCTAGTCAATGCCCCGTTCAAAGGCCAGGTGACTGATAGCGTGGCTAGGTCCCCGATCGTTGAATTGAAAGGTGAGTACTGGGTCACAAGGTAAGTACCAGTAAAGGCAGGGTTGGTTGCTGATGTAGCGGTTCCTGCTGGGCGTACTGTCACTGTGGCGTTTGTGCCTAGTAGTGGGTAAAGAACTGTGTCGATGGCTCCTGCTCCAAAGTCCTGGTGGAACTCTAGGGTGATTGAGCCGGTCTGCAATCCTGCGATTGCTGTGCGGAATGTTGCACCAAAAGCGGTAGTGTCCTGAGTTTCTACTTCAATCGGCAATTCAACCGATGCAAGTGAGGAACTAAAGTCTGTGCCGTTGATTGTGACATTGTAGTTTGTGGCGATGAACTTTGGCATTGTTTGTTTTTCTCCTAGTCGGCAAACACATCAACAGCGAACTCCGCTGCTAGGTAAGTGCCTTCGTTTAGCTGGATGGGGGTGTAGTTTCTCATTTCAGTCACTCGGCAATCGTAGGCATTGCCACCAAGTGTCTTATCTGATTCTACTGCGTTCTTGATACTTGATGCCCCTGTGGATGAGCAGTAGTTGTCAAGTGATCGCTGTGCTGTTC